CTCCTAGTATTCTAACATCTATATGATACATTGTCAATATATCTTCTAGGTCTTTTTCGGTGCCATATGGTATAATCTCATCTACATATTTTACACCTTTTAGTTGTGTATAACGCTCTACAATGGTTTGCACAGGAGCATTTTTTTCTGCTCTATCAACACTAGGATCCATTTGCAATGCACAAATTAAATAATCACATTGTTCTTTTGCTTCACGTAACATTTGCACATGCCCTGCATGTAATAAATCAAATGTTGAACATGTAAATCCTACTTTCATTTACATAACTCCATTATTTTTTCAACTGCTTCGTCTACTGAAATCATCATGTTTTCTGGTATATTCATTTGTATAGATTTTTCTGTAGCAACATAACCAAAACTTATATATTTCATATTAACACTTGTATTTAGATTTTGCAACCTTTCATGTAAATCTTTTAGAGTTAATTTATAATTATAGTAATCCAAAATTTCAAGACGTTTTGTTGACATAGTGTATTTGGTTACATCGCTGCCAATTGATATAATGATTTTATTTGTATCTTTCCAAGACTTCCAAATATCAAATAACATGTTACATTGTGCGTAATTATCAAACGCATTGTTAATAAAAACATCACAATCTTGTATTTGATCTACTATATTGTTTCTATCAACACTATTTTTTATGTCATATCCACTTGTTAGGCTAAAGCCTTTTGCATTACTATTTTTTTCAAATACAGCTTTTCCAATACCTTTAGTGTGTCCAGTAATTGCAATTTTCAAAAGTCTATCTCTCTTCCTTTATATTCCCAAGTTCCGTATCTTGTTGGTTCAGCCTCTTTTGGACCACCGTATTCTTTGGCTTTTTCTTTTGAAACTTTTTGTTCTGGTATATCAGGATCTTTCCTTGCATATTTTATATCGCAATATCCACATACTACATAATGTCCGTCATGAGGTATTCTAAGATAAACTTTTGGGTGGTCATTGTTGTCACCACTACACGCAACACTATCGCCATCTATGTAAATAATACGTTCTTCGAAGCCTTTGATTCGTTCCATATTAATCCCATTCAAATAAATTACTAAATGTTGTTTTTTGTTTTGTGCTTTCTAGATCATAATTTAGCACACCAATTAGGTTTCCTAATTTATTGTCAATAATTACTTCTTCCATTGCATCACCATCAAACGGCAGTTCTTTAAACCAATCCGGCAGACGTAATTGATCTGTAGGATACGCAACACTTGTGTAGCCTAGTGGATTCTGTTTTAGTTTACATACAATAACTTTCATACCATCAACAATCTCTTGCGAATACTTATCGCCATTCATACGTTTAAGTGTATTCCAGTTGATGCTTGCTCTTACATGTCCGGGCATGTTTGCTTTGCCTTGTTTTTCTTCAAGACGCTGATAGTGCCCAATCTTGTTTGCACGTTTTGGTGAACCTTTTTCAAATCCTGGACGTTCTTTAAATTCACGTCGAAACTCTGTAATACTTTCTAACAGTTCTTTTTCGTCTTTTAGTTGTAATACCATATCAAGCAAAGTTTTCAAATAGTTTTGCATAAACACTGGAGTATCACTACGTTTCAAGTCTAAGCCCATTGCTTTTACTTTACCTAATGCACCGTCATTGTCTTTTCTATCACCTTCTAAATCATACACTCGCACTGCATATCGTTTTTTTGTAATATACAAGCCTGTATCTGCAACAACTTCTCTTGCTGCCGCAATAACATCACTTCTTGTTTTAGGACAATGAAATGCTTGCATCATAAAGTCTGGAAATGTAGTGTTTGCTTGGTTGCAAATTTGATCATATAGTGTAATTACATTGTCTTTGCCCCAAGGAACTTGACCTTGTTTGATTTCTTCTTGTAATACTGGATATGCACTAAAGTAAACAGAGTCTGTGTCACCATATATAATTGCTTTTCCTACGTGATCATATTCTCCTGTGATAATTTTGTTAACTTCGGCACTCATATGTTTTGCAATTTGTCTGCCAGTAAGTGTAGTTGACTGTCCAATACGTTTATCAAAGAATCTACAACCTGGATTAAGAATAGCACCATACAAACTGTTCAAGTTAATCTTTTTAACAAGTTGTCTTTTGTCCCAAAATGCTATTTCTGTATCATTGTTTGCTGCGATTGCTTTGCGCATTTTTGCTTGTAATTCTTTTCTCTCTGCATACCAACGTTTTAACAAACCAGGAACAATACCTTCTTTTTCATATGTAAATATAGTTCCATTTGCACTCAGCATCCAAGGTTGTTGACTGTCAAAAATTAACTTATATATTTCTGCACCACTAAGCACATGACTAGTGCCGTCTTCCAAATCTAATGTTAACGAAATGTCTTTACGTTCATCCATTACTGCTTCATATTCAAGTGTGCCAAAACGACCTTCCCAAGCAGCAGCAAATGATTTTTTTTCAAGTGTTGTAGCATTGTGCAACATCTCATCTGTAAGATCAGGCCTTATTTGACCAACAATAGTTTCAGGCGCCATATTCATTGCACGAATCACACTTGGATATAGACTGTTTAAGTCCATTGATCCAATCCATTCATGCACACCTTTTTTCGGAAACGCAACATATGCACCAGCAGCCGCTGTGCCACCTTCGTGTTCTTTTCTATTTGGCGCAATAAATCCTCTATTGTGTGTTTCATTGATAATAGCTTGTTCTGTAACAGCTACCGCACCCATTGTTGTTTGTAGTAGCACAGTATTGTCATGTGCAATTTCATTTGCAAGATCAATAAAGCGTAACTTTTTATCGATTTTATCTAATAGTGCAACGTCTTGTCTATTGTATTCGATAAACTTTTTAAAATCGTTGTTGTAAAGCTGATCAAGTGTGCCTTCATACACAGTCTTGTTTTCACCAACTTCCATTTCACCAATAGCATCTAGTCTGTATGTGTGGCGTTCTTCATATGTATACTTACGATACAGTTCAAGATAATCCATATGCACACGACCGATAGTATCAAACGTTTCAGCAGTTTTGCCATACTTTTCAAACTCTCTACGCTTTGGCAGTTGTCTCCACAAGCAAAAACGTCTAGTATCATCTTTGCTCAACACACGAGAAACACGATTTACAGTGTAAGGAATATCATACCCTTCACTGTTCCAACCACTTATAATATCTGCATCTTCTATTATATCAAGGAATGCTTCAAGCATATCTCCTTCATTTGCATACAAGTATGTGTTGTCAAAATCTGCACATTCTGCTTGTGCTTCTTCCATAGTAAGTGTCTTTGGCGGCAATGCAAATGTTACCAATGCATCTAACCATTGTAAATGCACAGTAATAGCAGTAATTGGCATAAAAGGATCGCTTGGATCAGCAAAGCCACGCTCTGGATCAAAGTCAGTCTCGATGTCAAAAAATGCAACATTAAGTTTTGGAGCATCTTGATTAAGATAATGTTCACTCAAGCATTGAAATATTGGATTCACATCACTTTCAAACATTTTCTTGCCTTTGTTTATAGCAAGTTCTTTGCGAAAGTCTTTTGTATTTTTGCATACAATTCTAGTTAGTGGATCATCATATATGCTTTTGTATTTGCCTTTTGGATCTTCATAATAAAATGTATATTTTGCTTGATATTCTTGATAATGGCGTTTGCCATCACGGCGCTCAACTGCACGTATAATGTCTGCATCTCTATCAAAAAATGCGTCAACGTATGGCATTAAGCCTCCTTATCATATCCTAATGTAGCAACAAGTGTTTCGAGATCTTCATGAGCATCTGCAACATTGTGCCAATCTCTGTTCTTAGCAATCTTTATTGCTTTATTAATTAGCGATGATTTTACATTTAGCTCTTCAGATACGGCTTTTACTGTTTCTTTTAATCCGCCTTGTAAATCTTCTATTTCTTGTAATACTGTGACGCCTTCTTTTACAAGCCGCTCTAACTTTGCCTTCTCTTCGGCACCATAGACTCTATCGCTCATGCAATACTCCTTTAATGATTATTTTTTATTATACTACTTTTCTGACTCTTCGTCAAGTGTTTTATACTGCCATTCATCAGTATGTCCAACACTCCATTTTGGTTCAGTTTCAACTTTGTAGTTCTGTGTGCAAACTTTGAAATCTGGTGTAAGTAGGTTTTCTGGTGTCAAAGAGCTATCACGCCATATGACTCTGTTATTGGGTTGTGCAGCAAATTGACCATTGTCTAGTTTTATAACATTGAACGACTTGTGCTCAGGGTCGTGTTCACTAAAGTTTGTGTCAAGTATAGAATGATCACGATGTGCATTGTCTATTGTGAAACAGTATTCTCCTGGATGCATATGTTTGTCTTTACCGAAAAACTCGCAGCGTGACAGTAAGGGCTTTTGGATAACTGTAATATCATAATCGAAGCAGTCCCAAAGCTGAAGAACATCCAAAGGTAAAAGATCACCATGATCTGTTTTCCAAACAAATGCTGAAATAGGTAGTTTATCATATAATGCTCCATAATCTGTTAAT